AAAAGCCTAATAAATCGCTTGTAAAAGCCTAAAGAATGCACACAATCTACTACTAGACAACCATGAATCAGTCCATTCACAGTACGACTCCCCAATTTGAGAAGAAAAAGGTGGCACGATTCCATCGCCTAGATAATGAACATATCTCGGCTATTGAATCCTTGTATAAGACACATCCCTTTCTGAAAGACCGTGTAGAAATTCATATGCCATTTCATCGTGCGAAGCCGACGTTTCAATCCGGTACAGTATGGATGTGGCCAAAGTTTGATAAGCGTCCCGTCGGTTATCTTATTTTTATGGATGGATTTGCACCGTGTATTTGGTATCCTGAGCGTCAAGAGGGAATGACCTTTCGTTGGTTGCTTCCTCCTACCTTTTGTCAGAAGGGTGCCACGGTATGTCTTGCGAATATTCTTGCGGGTGAATCTTTGTTGCAAATCGAGGATGTACTCGTGTATCAGGGTGTGGATTTGTGGTCGCATCAACCATTTTCGGAGCGTTGGTCTACCTTGCTTACGTTTTGGAATTCCCTCCCACCTGACCAGCCTCTTCTGGCTTTTCAGCCGCGTTTGGTTCAACCCATTGCTTTAAGCGATTGGCATCTCCATTACAATCCTGCTATTTATTGGATCATTCAACCAGACCATGCGAGGCAAGCGCGGTGGTATTGGAAAGATGTGGTCACGGTTCCAGAGCATCGCGCGGTAGAATTCATTGCACCCATTTTGAAGAGGAGCAAGGAAATGGCACAATTGCTCTGTGCCTACTGTGTTCCTTATGCGAAGATGGTTCTTCCTGATACGTACTCCTTGTTGTCGCAGGAAGGAAATCCATTGGGAATGGCGTCCATTCCGACTCTTCAGATATCCCTTGAATTGCGAGGACTTTTTTCAGATAAAACGAATGTGATTACGGGTCTTCCTGTGGAAGTCGTGTGGAATGATGCATTTCAGAAGTATCAAGTCGTGCGAGTGTTGCCACAGGAAACACCTATTACGACAGAAGCCTTCTTTTATCATGTGCGTTCATAAAGGATCTGTGTTATAAATAAAATCAAAAAATAAATCATATGTAATAGTCTATGAATACTCCAAGAATCGGTATTATTGGATACGGATATGTTGGAAAATCCATGTACCAATTTTTTAAGCAACAGTACCACACGATATGGTATGATCCATATATTGAACATTCTTGCACAAAAGATGATATTAATGCATGTGATTTAGCAATCGTATGTGTGATGACAGCAGCAAATCCCGACGGATCATGTGATACATCTATTGTAGAAAGTACAATACAATGGCTTTCTACACCACTTATTCTTATTAAATCAACGATACCACCAGGAACAACAGATCGTCTTATTGTAGAAACTGGAAAGGGTATTTGCTTTTCACCTGAATATATTGGTGAGTCAGAATATGATACTGGACAATATAATTTTAATAAGGAAGTAAAAAATACACCATTTATTACAATTGGAGGATGTCCAAAAATCGCAAATCGTATTTTAAATATGATTGTTCCCATTCTAGGACCTAATAAAACATATCACATGACAACAGCAATCGCAGCAGAACTTGCTAAATATATGGAAAATAGCTATTTGGCAACAAAAATTGTATTTTGCTATGAATTTGAACAAATCTGCCAAACATTTGATGTGCCCTATCATATGGTTCGTGAATGTTGGCTACTTGATCCGCGTATTGGTTCATCTCATACTGCTATTTTTACGGCAAATAAAACACCCTATGCTGGAAAGTGTCTACCAAAAGATGTAAAGGCAATCATTTCTTCCTCTACCGATCATGGATATGTACCACAATTTCTAATGGATGTTGATGCATCGAATGCACGAATTGGAGAACTACGACATCATTGAACATAGACATGATTCTGATCTGAATCAACACGACATACCATACGATATAAATTACATATCGCCCATTCCTCTAATGCATCGTTCTTCCATATTTCATACATTAATAGTGCTTGATCACGATATGTATATTGTAGCATATCTTTCCATAAATCATTCCATACTTTCTGAATGATAGCCGTTCGAGCCTTATACATATAACATCCGTTCCACATTAAAGATTTATTTTCTGGAAATCCCATACTTTTAAGATAGGCAGTTGTCTTATTCATTGCATCTCTTGTATCTTTTTTACATGAAACGATTGCACGATGCTGTTGATAGATACAATTTTGGGTATGATGTGCACTTTGAATGATACTCTTCTTTTGATCAGAGAGATATTGAATCAAACCATACCATTCATATAATTTTGAAACATCAGGTACTTGAAATCCATCTACATAAATAATGTAATCATATTCTGGAAATAATGTATCTGGATGCCATTTACACCATCGATTTGCATAAATAGACCAATGTTTATGATTACGATCTGGCATCTCCTCTTTTGGTGGTTCCATATGCATGATAGAACCATTTATCCAGCCCGAATCGTTATATACTGGCGATGTTATATTTGTTACCAATACATAATCCCATCCTGGAATCAATGTAAACATACTTGGATTATCAATGGGCGTATCAGATGGATGATTTACCATAATAGATGTAAATACGACTACTTTCATTGTGTGCGATATAATATAATTTATAATATATAATTTATATGATATACATGGCGCATTATCAAACAAATCCATCATTTTTTACCTTTCCCAAACCGGATGGATGGGCAACCATGCCATTGTATAAGAAAATTGCCTATTATGGTACGACATTACATGCATTATATGCTCCATACGTCCATAAACTTACGGCAAAACAAATTGTAAAAGACATGTGTGGAGATATGATTCAGGTAGCACCCGTTATTCGTATCTTACATGGACCAAGTGATATTCGTTCCTCTGATTTAAATGTTCGCCATATCATCAAATCCATTCATAGTTCTGGTGCAAATATTTCAATAGAATCTTCCACCACCACATCGGAATGCATTCAAAAACTTAATCAATGGAATGTTCCTTATATTGGTATTCAATGGGGTGAATTACAGTATAAAACAATTAAGCCAGGATTTTTTATTGAAGAAAAAATAGTAGATATTCATGGTGTACAAACAGGTAGTGCTGATGTATATATGTTTCGCTGCATTAAAGGATGCCCTGTTACGATTGGCGTGAAAAGAGGAACCATACAAAATTCATATGACATGAATTGGAATCTTATTGCGGATAAAAAAATAGATGTTGAACGTCCAGAAGCTCTTGTTAAAATGATAACACTTGCAACCATATTATCAGCTCCATTTGAATTTGTACGGGTTGATTTTTATGTATCTGTTCATTCTATTTATTTTAGTGAATTTACATTTACACCTGCGGCAGGTCTTCAGTTGTATTCGGATCAATTAGAGAATGAACTTAGCACTTTGTGGCAATAAAATACAATAAATGCCATTCAATCATATAGGTATCATTTATATAAACGGGCTGTAAATATGTTTCTATACCATTCTCTATTTCTTCATCAGTTGCTTTATCTAATCCAAATAGATTTTTACAAAAATCAATCATTGCTTCTTTTGTATCACATACCCAAGGATATGTTTTCAATTGAATATCTACCACAAATCCATTTTGTTCTAATAAGTGTCTATCGGCTTCACTCCAAAATAGTCCACAATGACCTGATGAATTGTATGTATTTACAAATTCATTTAACCAGATACACTCTTTTGAAGTATCTTGCACATCTCCAATAATAAACTGTCCTCCTTGACATAATAATCGCTGACATTCTTTATAAAAAATATCTCGTTCATTCACTGTCATATGATGAAGACTTGCTATTGATATTATTTTAGTAATCGATTCATCAGGTTCTGGAATACTGAAAAATGAGCAATATGGTACATTGACTCGCTCGGCAAATGATTTGTTTGTTTCATATTCTATATATTTCTTTGGATGAACTTGAAAATACTTATCTAATGGTACACATGCGGCAGGGATATTAATGATGACATCCGTTAATTGGATATCACATACATCTACTGCTGTTTTAAACTCATTATCCATCACACGAGGATATGTCGTAACAGCATATGTATACGCATTCGCTCTTTTTATAAATGTGTGATAATAATCCATGTATCATATTATAATAACTTATCTTTATATTATACGATACTATAATGACACCTTTATCATAATAGATTATTTTACTATCTTTTCATATTATTTATTTATTCATTTCTCATTATTCTATTTATCATATCCTAATAGAATGACACGCCGTATAAAACCATCCCGACAAAAGAAGCGGCGCTCTCGCGTCCGAGGCGCAGGATATATGACGGGTCCCCAAGCGGCTTATGTTGGTGGTTTAGAATACAATTCGTATTCTGGACCGCAGACTAATTTTAGCCCCATGAAAGACTGTACTGGAAATCCTATGTCACACCGAACAGGATACATTGCTGATTATACACCCCGCGGACTACCCTACGGAACATCTTGGAAGGGTGGAAAGCATGGTAGAAAGCGAGGTGGCGCTGCAATGCCGCCTCCTGCATCATACATGGCAGGTTCCATCACACCTCCTCCTTCGGATGTGTATCCCAAAACAAGTGAGGGTGCTCCAGCGGTTGCTCCAGCGGTTGCTCCAGCGGTTGCTCCAGTAGTCGCTTCGTATCCTGGAAATCCTCCTCCTACTGGTGCTGTGATGCCTCCAGGTGCATCTAATCAACTTGTTCCACCAAAGCAGACAGGTGGAGCACTCTTTGGATTCAATCCAGGATTTGGTCCATTGAATAGTGAAAGTGGTATCGGTACATCACCTGCACCATTTGGTCGTCTCCCTTGTGAAGCGGGTACCTATAATCCTCTCAATCGCAATCCAGGTAATATTCAAGGATTAACAACTGCCTCTCCGACCCCTCCGTATGTTACGATGCCACCCATGAATACCATGCGTGGTATGCGTGGTGGTGCGGACATGAACCTGGCAGGAGCTCCCATTCAACTAGGATCAGGTTCAGACTTCTCCCGTGCCAATTTTCCAATGATTGATGTGGGTTCACGAGATGCCATGAGATATTATGCACCTACCGCAGGATATGGACATGATTTTCAGACATTTAAGGCGCCTAGCCCCGTTCCTGCACTCTTGTTAAACACTGGTTATGATGCGCGTGCCTTCAATCCAGCATGTATTAAGACAGGTGGAGGTCATTCTCGTAAAAATGGAAAGAATAAACGTCGCTTTCGTGGTGGCGCTTTTGCAGCCGATGCGGCACCATACACCCCTTTTAAGTGGTCGGAAGCAGAAACTCGTCGTGATTTTGATGGTTCGAGCAAGGCTCTACCTTGCCAAGCGGCTGGTTCACGTAGAAAGAAGCATTCTACTCGTAGTCGTCGCACTCGTAGTTCTCGTCGTCGTTCTCATCGTCGTTCTCATCGTCGTTCTCATCGCAAATAAATTATTTTTTTATATTCATATCATATTACAGTATATGACATGAGTTTACTTACCTTGCCCAATGAATTATTACATCTCATCAAACAATACCTCACCTACAAAGATCGTATCGCCTATCTAACTCTTTGTAAGCGTACCCACTTTCCGATAGAACTTTTTGTACCCTTTCGTCTACGCATTCTTGATTTCCCCAGACGAAATGATAAAACCTACCAACTCTATTTTAATCCATTTTATTCCCCTACTGCAAGTCCTGTTCCTCATTCCTTTGTCGGAAATAATTATGTCAATATTATTATTTATGATAGTCCAACATCGTATTATAATATTCGGATTTCAAAAGAATATGAACCTCAAAAAACGATTGCAGACTATCTAAGGGAATACAAACCACAATCCTATTATATTAATAAAATTACGAAATATATTTACCCGTAACATTAACCCGTAACATTAACCCTTAACTTTACGCGTACTACGTTTACGAGTCTGAGTACTTCGCAAAACACGTTCCTTACCCGTTCCCGAATATTTTGGTCCAAGAATATACATTCCTGAAGAG